TGTCTTTATTTCCTATTGGTTTTGCTGGCTTACTGCTAACGGAGCTGCTAAGGCCGCTGCGCCCGCTGTTAATCCTCTTTCTACTTCGCCCACTTCACGCTCAATCTGTCTAGGCTTGGCTTTTATTACTGCTCGGCCTGCTGTATCTACATCAATAAAGTCTACTAAAGCGCCTAATACTGGCAGATCTTTTAAAGTCTTTTCTAGCTTGGCGATAGCTTGAGCGCTTGGCCCTTTACCTAAAGCAGTACCTCTAACCGGCTCGCGCAATTCGGTAACTTTCGCAATGTCTTTTAAGAACTGTAATTCTTTAGGCTCAAAAATAACCTTTAGCTTAGGCTCTCCGATCTTCTTTAATTCCGACTCTAAACCCGCTCTAGTCAAAGCTTGATTACCTTGCGAATCTAACGGACCTTTAAAAGCATTATCCTTGATAGTTTGTAAGGTTTCTGCTCTTAAATCTTGCCATGCTTCTGGAAACTCTTTTGCAGTATATTGCTTTAATTGGTTTAGGTCACTAGCTCTATATTTCTTGCTCTTGACAACATCGTTTACAAAAGTGTCAGGGTTAACTTTATTTTCTAACAAGTCGCGGACAAGGTTTGTTTTGCGCTTATCGAACTTGGAAACACCAGCGCTAGAAAGCTCGCTTTCAAAATCAGCCTTGGCCTTTCTTGCCTGCTTAAATATGTCATCACCAGCCGAGCGAAAAACGTCATTGTCTAACGATTCTTTTAATTCTCGGATAACTGTATTTCTAAAAGGTACTTGTGGATCGAATAAGCTATTCATAAACTTACGCGCTTCCTCTGCCGTCTCAACGTCCACACGACCAGCAACTTTCATATCCTGATTAAGTATGCCCCTCGCTTGCAAATCTCCAGTAATAGCCTTTACAGCGCCTTGAGTGGCTTCATTAGATGGCGCCTTTGCTCTTAGTTGGCTGGCTAATGATTCAAAGCGAACATTCTTAGCGCCCGCCGCACCTTCTCGGGTTTGTTTGTATAAATCGCCTATTTTCTCATCTAAAACGGTCGCCTTAGTCACTACCGCATCAATTACAGGGGCCGTTGGTGATGCTGATTGCCCTAGTGTGTCAATAATGGCGTTATCAAAACGAGAACTTAATACACCCTCTTGAGATTCTATAACCTTTCTAACTCTTGTCGATGTTTTAGCCGCTTCTTGTTGAGCTTGAAATTCATCAGCGCCGCGTGTTCTTTGCGCCTGAGTAGGAGCCGCCGCACCGGTTAAGCCTTGGCTTTCTAAAAATGCTTGTCTTGCCGCTTCTTCAGTTGAGGCCGGAGCGCTTTTCTGTAACTCTTCTACAGCCTCAGTAGTGAATTCATCAAGACTTATTTGATTCTCATCTAAAACAGTTTGTAATTCTGGAGTAGCTTGGCCCTCTGGAGTGACTAGCGCCCCTTTAGGTGGCTTTCCTGTTACTTTGCGAAATATTGCAGCGACAGCGCGACCAGCAATAGGGGAAGCAGCCTCGATACCAGCAGCCAAAGTGCCACCGATACCCGCGCCCGCCAATGCATCTTTACCTGTTCCTTCTGCAATAATTCCACCTTCTGCCGCTCCCACAGCGCCTTGGGCGCCTATCCGTACTGCTTGAGTTGCCGCCGCACCTAATGCGCCCTTTGCCGCTATTGCTGGAACCGCTAATTCAGCGCCTAAAGCCAAAGGAACAGCTGGTAAAGCTTGTCCTAATATTTCACCAAACCCCGCAGAGAATGGCCGTTGCTCTTCTAATTGCTCAAATGCCTTAACGTCTTCAGGTGGTGCGTCATCAATTAACCCTACACCGCGCCCAATATCAGTAAACCCTTTACCCAAACCGATTAATAATGCTTGAGCCGATCCAATATCATCAGCCGGTGATGCTTTAGGGATAGCTTGAGCTTGTTTAGCGGGCGCTTGGCTAGAAAAGAACTCATCAACAGCTAAGCCAATCTGATCGGTAGTTGTGCCGTCTGGAAATTTAAATTTCTTGCCTTGTGCGTTTACAGTTATTGTCATTATTCCACCGTAAATTTAACGCCAGCGCTAGAAGTAAAGCTCTGGCCGGACGGAGTTTTAGCCGCCTCTTGTGATGTTAATAATTGCGCTCTAGTCTTGCCTTGACTGAATTCTCTAGCGGCATTTGCTAAAGCTTCTCTAGCTTTCTGCTGAACCTCACGCTTTCTTATTAAGAAGTCTTTTAACGCAGCCTCATTCAATCCGGTAGGAATAGCTGTGGAAAGGGCAAATTCTAACTCACTTTCAGACAGCGCGCCAAAGGCAGCAGCCCCAATAATATCAAGGCCCATGCTATTTCTAATATTATCTAACTCTACACTTGCCGACTTAACGCTCGGTAAAAATCTCTGAACAGCACCTGTCCTTGCGCCTTTATCAAGAGCGTCTATAGCTCTATCTATATTGGAAATGCTTTTATCAACTTTTATTATGTCTTGCGAAACTTCTTCTCCAGCCTTTACGGACGCCTTGCTTTCCTCTGTTGCTTTTGTTTTACCTTTAGCTTCATTTATTATTCTAATGGTTTGCTCATCGCCTGTTTCTCCTAACTTAGAAACTAAGGAATCAGTAACCGCTACCTTGTTAATTTTAGATGTGCCGCTAAAAGGATCAAATACGGGGGTATTTACAAATAGCTTGTCGTCCTTTCCTTTTGTGATAAAGCTAGCGCCTTTTTGCGACTTCCTAGGTTGCTCAGATGCCAAAGTACCTAAAGCACCTGCTTGCTGAGCTATTTGAACAACACCTTGCAAAGCTCTTTCTTGACCTTCAGGGTCCAAGCTTAATAGCTCTTGAGTATCCCTAGGGTCTCCGCCACGCGATTCAATTTCAGCAACACGGCTCATTAAGAATTGCGTTCTGTCATCGCCTGAACGGTTAAGCGCTTCAAGCGCACCTATGCCAGTGGACCTAAGATTAGAAGTCTCTAAAAATCTAGCTTGCTCGGCTTCTTGTCCTGCTTGCTGGGTTAATTGGCCCTTGCTTTGAATAAACTGGTCTAATAAAGCCATTATCTAGCGCCTCTATTTAATTGATCCTTTAGGGCGAATATGTTTGTCAATCCTTCCGTTCCAGCTTGAAACTGCTCAGCCGCGCCCAGTTGCCCTTGAGCTTCTGCGCCCGCTGCGCTAGCAACGCCCCCGCCTCTTATGGAAGCCTCACTTGCTACACCTGAACCACGAACACCACCGGCTCGGCTTATTAGGTCTGCAATATTACTGCTTGCCTGCGTACCTTGACGCCTAACTGATCTTAAGTTTTCTAATTGATTCTGAATAGTAGAAGTTCCAATATCTTGCCCGAACTGAGTCAATGCTTTTAATCTTTCGCCACCACCCAAGCCGCCCGTAACCGCCGCTCCTTGATTAATAGAGCGCTCGCCTGAACGTCTAATAAATTGTGAAAAAGGGCTTTCTACTTGAGCATCTAAAGCAGCTTGCTGAGCTTCTGGACCTAATGCTCCGCTTAATGCCGCCTCTAAATCCGCCGCCTCAGTACCGCCCACTGTAAATGGTTGGAATTGGCCCTGAGCCGTATCTAGTGCGCCCGCTGCTATTTGAGATCCTTCTAAAGCGCCACCCGCTGCAATGCCTGTACCTTCTCGAATACCTGTAGCTTTCAACCTTGCCGCGTCTTCAATTTCTTTAGCTGTGAACAGGCTAGATGCTGCTTGGCCACCTGCTAGTATATTCGCTGGGGTGCCACCTAAAGCGCCGCCTACTAAGTTTCCCGCAATAGCACCAGCCGGACCGCCGATAGCACCGCCAACTAATGGAGCCGCCGCGCCTGCTACACTTGCCGCGCTGCTTACTAAATCTGAAATGAAACCCATTTTATAATCTCCGTTACCGTATTCTATAGTAAGCGCACACTAACTTATAGTGCTCGCCATCCTGCGCTAGTGCCGTCGCCTAATTCATTAATGTATAAAGTCGTACCCACTCCGCCATCTTGCCGAATGAATAGCATTTTTCTGCTAGTCACCAATGTAGCAATCGGATCACCATCGCCAATCTGCAAATGATTTAAAACCTCTGTCATGCCCTCCATAAATCTAGCGAACTGTGGCGACATTAGCTCATCAACTGTTATAGGGTCCTTTCTGTTCGGTACTTCCAAATCGCTCATTATGCAGCCAACTTGACATCTAATCTTAAGAATGCGACTTTCACCGCGTTACTTGTCGAGAATCTATAAACACGGTCATAATCAATACGGCCTTGTCTTTCCCATATTTGCCTAATAGTAAAATTACCCTCGAAACCTAGCTTTCTAGTGCCACCGGCCAAAAAGATATTGCCGCCATCGTCTGAGAATTCCATTAACACAGTAGGGTCATTATCATCAGTAGCAGGGTAAACGGGATCAGTACCCACACCGGCTTGCGTTTTCAATTCAACTTGATCAGCAAAAAATACATTACCTTGATTGATTAGGAATTGACCGGCGAACTCTCGCTTAATATTTCCACCATACTCACTTAAAATATTTCTATCTAAGTTACCAACAATGCCCGCTTGATTATCTAATACTATTTTACGATTAAATCCATCAATAATGACATTAACACGCCATTGAGTTCCGTTAGACTTTCGCTCATGCCATATATTAGCCTGCTGAAGGCGTGAAGCCGTGGCATCATATACAAACGTCCTATCAGGAAAAGAAAAGGCTACAAACAAAGCTCCGTCCTCTTCATACGACATAGCATAAGATGCTTCTATTTCCTCTTGGGTGTATTGCTGGATAATAGAGTCGATAGCATCCGTTGAGATACGACCGCGTGAAGCCTCTAAAATTGCAGCCCCGCCTTTCTCTTGCCGACCGATATAAAAATAGGAGTCGTCAAACTCAACAAAGCTATGTCTCGCCAATAATCCTCGATCAAATGAGGCGCTAGCTATTGCTTGGAATGGAAAACCAACCGCGCTAACTCTAAATCTTTGCACCGTTTTAGTGCCGAAAATATATAATTCGTTATCAATAACACCGGCTCTTACATTGTCGTCCGGTTTGATTTCAGCTGTTGCGAAGTCTAAGCCGTCAAAATTCTTACCTTTGTTAGTAACCACTAACGAGGACAAAAAGAACTCCTTTGCAGTTGTAAAAACAAAGAAGCCGTTTAATGATACTACACTCGTTACGCCGCCCGCTTGCGCTTGGAACGATGCAAATATAGGGTCTGTGATTTCCTCTAAACCGGTGTCAGGGTCGAAAAAGTAACCTTTGCCGCCAACTTCTAAAATGCAGATCACCGCGCCGTTAGTGGCCATAATCACACGGCCATCGCCTTCAATAGTCCCCAGCTCAACAGGATTAGCGACTAAACCGGTCATTTGATAAAGCTTTGTGCCTGCAACAAAATAAACATCAGGGATTAATGATCTAACACTAGCGTCATCATTTCTTAGAAACTCAATAGCACCGCGCCCAATACCGTCAACAGTAAATAACTGCTCTGTTCCCGCTGTGGAGAATAAAGCCGCATCACTGATAGCCCCTCTATTTTGAGGGTTTACAGGGTATAAATTAACACATGTTTGAGAGGCGAAAGGTAATACCGAACTTTGGTAAAAGCCACCGCCTATACTTATATTAGCCACCAATTAACCCCGTCTGAGATAATGTCTACTGAAGGTCTGCCGTCTGTTTCTAAAACTAAACTATCAGCACCGTCTATAAGCTCGGGAACGATTGAGGTAATAGTTACCGTGTTGACGTTAGATGAATCAATCTTTTTAACCGTTACTCTTTGCCCTTTAGTATCAGTGGCATTATAGAAGCTTGCCGCCGCCGGTAAAGTTACACCTAAACTCCCCGCCGTTGCATCCATTAGAATCAAATCATCAGTAACGATAATTCCGTGAGCAGTGGTGAAGGTTTCAATCTTGCGAGAATTACTGACCGTTGTCGGCAATGTACTAGCGGTTAAAAAACCAGCATCAATCAATAGCTGAGTGATAGTGGTAACAAAATTAGTTTTAGTAATATTGCGACTAGCACCACCGGCCACAACGCGAACAGAATCATCATTTCCAATCGCTGTAACTTTTGTTAGGTTATTTTCTTTTGAACTCATTAGAACCCACTGTCTCCATTAACACCGTTACAACCGGTATTATCTTTTAATGTTTGGCCTTCATCAGTTAGAAGGTTCTCGTTACCGCCTGTTAGAATAGTACCGCATTCAGTGTCAGGATAAAATGTAGGCCCATCGTTGTATCTAGTGTTGCCAGAACCGCGAGGGGTATAAGTAGCAGGGGTGGAAACTATATCATCGCCTACCATCTCTAATACGGCTCTCATGGCTCGGTCTGCACGCTGACCAAGAACAACGCTTACCGGCCTATCGAATTCATCAGCCAATCTTAATGCAAGCTGAGTCTTCATCATTTCTAGTGACCAGTCAGGTAATCCCGTCTCATCAGTTTTAACACTAACGATAGTCGCGCCTAAGTTTATTCCGTCTATAGAAAATTGAGTTATAATGTCGTTATAGGTATCAATGCCGTCGTCCATTTCATCATCTTCAACAGCAATATTAGCCTTCTTAATCTTAGCTATAGAAAAAGCCCTTGTAACGATAAAACCTATTGTTTTATCCATGATCTTTTAAGCACCTTTTTTGTCTGTCAATTTATAAACTATTGCTGTTAATCTTACCACAATAAACCCAATCAAAGCAGCGAGCCATGCTATACCCGCGCCTTTCTGCTCTTTAGCTTCGCTGTAAACGCTAAGCGCAAATCTTATATCATCTATAGTTTTTGGCCCATCATCCCAATCTATATCATGGTTTTTACAAGATTTTTCAAAATTAAGGCTGAGAAAATCTAAGCATTTATTGACTACTAACGACAGAAATTTTGATATTGGGCCATAACCTGCTGGGCCGCAAAAACTCCGCCTTTTATACATTAGAAATTACCATTGATTGTTGTTTCAGTAAAAGAAGACACTTTGCACCTATAAAATTTCCGAAATTCCATTGATTGCGTTTCGCGCCTCGGTTCTCGCCGCCCTCATTAGGGACCGGTTGGCCGCGAGCTTATGTTTTTTTATTTGGTTTTTAGCTTTGTTTCGATGTTTTTCTATTTTTGCGTCTATCGGAGTTAAAACCGCCGACATGCCTAAAATTTTAGCGGCGGACTCTTCCCCCGTTGCTAGCTCTTCCGAATATCTGTAGGCGGACACATATGGGTATAGCCCTGAAAACGGTTCGTTTTCGTCGATTTCGTTTTCAGGATTGCCCGCATCTTTGAATTTTTGCGCCTCTAATTTTTTATTAATATAAGTTAGGTCCATGTGGGGAGTTAAAAACTGCGAGCGTTTGCCGTTTGCGCAGTCGTCAACCTCATCATCTAGCTGTTTTTGTAGGTCGTCTAGGTCTTCTTCGCTACTGTGGCTAAGGACTATATTATTTAGCGCCGACTCGTCGCCTATGCTCTCGCCGTATACAATTATTTGCGACGCCTCTTGACCTAATGCTCTGAAACTGTTAACGCAGGCCGCGCTTCTTATCTCAGCATCTAACTTTTTCAGGTCGACCTCTCCCGATTGTATGTCGGTGTCCTTATTGTATATCTTTAATTTAAAATCGCTTAGCATATGGTTACCTTTTGGTTAAATGGTGTCTATTTCTTCTATGAAGAAATTACGCTCAACGTCAACCGCTATCATGGTGTCGTCGGTCCCCCAAAATCGAACGTCAATCGTGTGTGCCGCTACTGATAGACTCCCGCACCAAAAAGTATGTAAGGAAGTATCGTAGTCGTTATTGCTCCCGACAAAATCGCGCCGCGTTGTTTCGGTCTGGACCACGCCGTCAACAAACACCGCCATCCGCACGCCGTCATCACCGCCGCCGGTTTTATCAAATGAACAACCACATTTCACTTTGATTAAAGTAGTTGCCTTCGCGGGGGTGAATGTATGGGTCATTTCTGCCAAAACTGGAGCCGTCGCGGGGGTTTCCGCTGTCGTGCTTGGGTCTGCCGTGGTGCCGACTTTATAAGAACTAAAAACGGTTTTGCTCCAACCCCCGTCAATTTTTTCTTTGTCTGTACCTGATAGTAGGCCCGCTGAAGTGGCGGCCACTGCCTGCGGTAGTGTTGCATTAGATCCGTCTGAGGACTCAACCACCAAGGTTGCGTCTGTAGCCGCCCCGACCGACAAGTTAGTGCTAACATTCGAAACCTTGCTAGTGTTGGCCGTTATGGCCGAGCGCTCTACATTGGTAAGTATTTTCGCGGTGGCAGTTTCTACCATGCTGCCCATGCTGAAAGCGTCGGCGTTCACTGAGGTGGGGTCATAGACAGCTTTAAGCATGTCCCCCAAAAAACCGGTGCCGGTGTCTGCCCAAGCTGCGCCATCGTAGAAGAATAGATTACCATCGGGGCTTGTGACTGTGGCCGTGGAGCCCGTCACCGCTGTGGGGTGTGCTGTGGTTAGCGCGGTTATGTCGGCAAAAACGCCTAAAAACCCCGCATCGGAACCACCGCCCCCGCTATCTGTCTGTATTACATTTGACATTATAAATTCCTAAAGTTTTAATTTTATATTTAAGACGGCGTTAGCGGCCTAAATGCAATATCAGGAAAATTTCCGTTTTCTGGCCAATCTCTTAATTTTTGTCTGTATGCTCGCCATGTTGAGGCATTAAAAGTTCCTGCTGCGTCTTCGCCCTTGTTGACCTCAATATCACATATTTTAAGCTGTTCATTTCTCCAAGCTCTTTCTATATCGGCCATCTTCTTAATATAAGCCTCAGAGTAACAAAATAAAGTTATGCCCTCAATATCTGCGCTAGCTTCCTGCTCTGTGATTTTTTCACTGTCGCTATCAATAAGACCGGTTAAAGTTCTAAAATACATTTCCTTACCGGGTGAGCCAAATTTAATAATCATGTTTTTGAAACCCTCATATAAATTGTCCGCTGCCTAATATCTATGCCCGTGGTTTCATTCGCAGCTTCAGCATGAAATTTAACACCGGGAACAACATCAACAATAAAATGCATCGCAGCATAAGCGCTTGCTGCTGATATTTCAGCAGGGCCAAGGCTTTTAATAATTGCAGCACCCGCACCAGAATCGCGCATAATATTAATTCTTAGGCCGTTTACGCCAGAACTAACAAGCTCACAAGCTGAATTAAAGTCAAACAGCCCCATAAATGTTAAGTCACCGTTATACTGAATCATGCCATCAGATACTTGGGCCCATTCAGACGTTGAATTCGGATCTAAACTGGTGCTCATATCCATGGGTACAAATACATTTGAGCCGGGGATAACTAAAGTTTCAGGTACTAATCCATCGTTAGATAACCCGCCAAATGATGATGATCCGCCATCACTACCACTCTCACTTACTGCCTGTATCACATTGGACATTATAAATCCTTACGGGTTTAATTTATTTATTTTTATATCTCGCAGTAGCCTAAACCCGTATTATTCGAGAATTCTCTAGTGCCAAAATTATAGCCTATTGTCATATCGTCGGTAACGGTCGATCCCGCATTACAAATAGTAGCCCTATATATATCATCACCAGCGGTATAAGACCCTAGCACCGAAAGCGACCCGGTGTTACCCTCCGAATCTTCGTAGGTTGCGGACCCTGCCGCGTCAAAATTTACCCAACAAAAATAATCTTCTTGGGTCATTGTAACGCCAGTTTCTACGGGCAGTTGCGTTTGGGCATCTAGCAAAACCCCGCCGCCTATTTCTGGTAAGAATATAACGCCACAAATAACGCTCGCCGTTGAGCCGTCACTGTCATCCACATAGCCAACGCCTCCGCTCTGATCGGTGCTGGCACCTGATTTGGCAATGTATTGAGCCTCGGCTTTGGTCGTTCCTGTAGTTCCAGAAAACGGTGTGGGCTGCACTTGAATACTGTCCGCAACATTTCCAAGGGAGGTGGTTATTATAAAACCTGAATCCATTACGACGGTTTGAGCGCCGCCATTGTCAAAATTAAATAATTCATCGAAAACACAAAACGTCTTAGTAGTGTAGTCGCAGGGCCTGCCTACTGAATTTGCTAGGGTGAAGGCGCTTGTACCGTTGTTTTGGTCGGCCACAATAACATCACCCAGCCCAACGCCGGATACCGCACCGAAACAATGAGAAAACACGGTATTATCATAGTTTGGGTTAACTGTTAGCGCTCCGCTGGTATCGTTAACGCCGTCGGAAAACTCAAAATTCGCCGTACCCGCTGCTTGGTTTATATTGACGCTGAAGGTGAACGGATAGATAACAGCAAAAGGCGAACCAATAGGACCACCCAAAAGATCTAATAAAACGCCATTACCGCCTCCGGTTAATGACACGGATATTGCGGCGCTAAGTTCTCCCGTGTTAATAAGTTGAATAATGCCGCACCCTAAAATTCCGCCCGAACCACCAGAATTGGATTTAAAAGTTGTTTCTGTTGATAGATTTCCGGCGGTCGATTTTGAAGCAATTGTTGGGGAATATCCACCCGATGAGCTAGCTGTTAATGCCGTTACAGTAACCTCACTTCCAGACTGAGAAATAGAAAGCGTTTTAGGGTATGGCCCAGAAAAAGCATATACCGGTATGTCACAAAAAACAGACGGAGCCGCCCCGGAACCTGTAAATATTTTTTTAGTAATATTTGAGATAATAGTTACCTGCCATGAGGGAATTGCTCAACAATTATATTTGGGTTTGTGCTGCCAGAAACATCGACAGCGTATTGCATTCCAATCCCACCGCCCTGAACTACTTGGAATTCATCGGTAAAGGTTATGACTTCCTCATTGCCATCTTTAAATGACACAAATGCCCCAGAAACATTTATATATCCGGGTTTAACCGTTCCACCGCCAAAATCACCAGACACGGCCAGAGTTTCATAGTTGCCTTTCCCTTCAGCACACCTGTAAGTGTCATCCTTAGATATACGCAAGTTTTGCAATTGTACAATCGACATTTTATCACCTTAAAAATTAATGAAAGAAAAAGGAGGCCGGAGCCTCCTAGCTCCAAGGCAGATTAAACGCGACCGTATAATTTACCCATCATAAACGGGTTAAATACACAGAATGAAGGTAACAAGTCAAAACGAACCATCTGCTTGTTAGCGTCACCGTCTGAGTACTTATGCACTCGAATGGAGAACCCTTCAGCATTAACAACCGAACTATCAATACTATGCAGCTTAGGCAATTCAACAGAACCCAAACCGAAAGCCATTTCATTATAAAACAATGAAGGCTTATAGATAGTTGATGCTGTTCCTAAGATAGTAACAGCATCACCTGAAGTAATTGCGCGACTAACCGTGTTGTACTGCGGGTTGCTTGCGTCAAAGATTGGTGCGCCGGAAATAACAACCGTTAAATCGCCAGACCCATCAGCAGTACCGCCGGTTATTACCGTTCCAGTGAAAGGAATAGAAACGCCGCCATTAAATAAAGATGACTTGTTTTGCTGATTAAGCAAGGTAGTTGCATCAAATTGCAGCATATCACCGACGTTAACGGTGCCAGTGGTAGCAGTAAGACCAGTTAAGGCTACAGTGACTTGATAAGTATCCTTAAGCGCCGAGTAAGTAACGATAGGAGTAGCGCCCAAAGTAACGCCGCCAACACCGGCCTCAGTACCAGAAGTAAAACTATGTAAGCCATTACTCATAAGACCTTTTAAGCCGCCGAAGTTAGAGCTTATTTGAGCCTCTTCCCAAGCTTTATCTACTAGGCTATCAGAACCATTAGATAAGCCGCCTTGAGCGTCTGCAAGATCTTTAGTAGACCATGGATCAAGAGCCGCGAAGTTCTTACCGGTAACGCCAAGATCCTTCAAGAAAACTGAACCACTTGCAACATCTGACCATTGACCAATAGCTTGATCAGGTAAACCAGAAATCAAAGCCGCGTTATCATTCATACGTTGGGCGCATTCGCTATCAACCTCGTTAGCCATCTTCTGGCCTATAGGGGCAAGGATTTCGTCTAACTGGTTCAATTCAACTGCTTGCTCTAACTGAGAATATTCAACGCGAACAGTAATATAATTACCGATAGCGCCCGTTGCAGTAGCAGATGTTAATTGGTTTTTAGTAGTGCCGGTAACATCTCCATCAGTTGTGCGTTCAGTAACGTACTGATGAGGGCGCTTAAACTGAATACTAGAACCGGTGCTAGGGTTAATCTCACCTTTTAATAATTGACGATCGATCGATTTAGAAATAACTAAGTTAGATGAAAAGGCGGGGAGGAATTTTTTAAGTACAATTGTACTAAAGTTTTTGTTTAGTGTGTTTGTCATTGGGTTTCACCATTTTTATTTAAATTCAGCATTGGGGTAAAGGGTGTCAAAATCATCCTTTTCTTGTGCTCCGCCGCCACCTATATCTAATAGTGGTGATGGTGCGCCCGATGTTGTGGGTTTGTTTAATAAAGCTTTTGCTCTAACAGTATTTTCAATGAACTTCACTTGAGCCATTGGAGATAATTTATTCATAACCTCAAGATCATCGGCGTTAGTCGCCAAGTGCTCTACAATCTGTGGTCCGTTCTCATCATCGAGTAAGAAGTTTTGTATATCAGAATTAACGCTGGCTTCATTAAGGACTTTAACCGCGCCCTCTAAAGCGTCTTCTGATAAACCTACCGACTCACCTTTGATTAGAAAATTATCAACCTTACTAATTAACTCTTCGCGTGCTACTCGTTGTCTGTCTGCTAATGCATTATCTTCATTTTGTTTTTTATCTTCAGCTCGAATTTCTTTAACAATCTCTCTGCGCTCAAGCATTTTTTCATGTGCTCGGTATGCTTCCGACTGTCTTGAATACTCTTCAGGGTCATCTAACTCTAAATCAATGTTAGGGGCCTTTGGAGCGTTCGCCGCTTCTAACTTCGCTTCAAGTTCTGCCATCTTGCTTGCATTAGCTTTCAAGGTTTCATCCTGTTCGGCTAGTCGCGCTTGATTCTCGGCATTACGGGCTAAGTTTTTAGCTTTCTTCTTTTCGAGTGCGTATTCTTTTTTCTGCTCTGGAGTGGCGTTATCTTTAGTAATTACCTCCCCGCTTTCGTTTACTTTTGGGGTTAGTGATTGTTCACTACTTGAATTATCTAAATTTGCAGCTTCGTCCATTACATTTTACTCTGGTTTATCCGAATGACGCTCGGTTCGTTATCCTAGATACCGCTAGGTTCGGCTATATCATCTATGTTAGTTGGTAAGTCATCACTAACTAGATTCTGTGATTCTAATACAAGTCTTGCTTGGTTGTCTACCGTTGGTATAGTAGGTGGCCCTTGAATTCCTTTAGACCATGCTTCAGTTAAATCATTAAGCGTCTTAGTAACAGATTCACGATTCTTTCTGTCTTGCTCGTCTCGCTTAAGCTCTAACTCTTCTTGCCTTATAAAGAATTCCTGCTGTTGCTTCTCGATTTTAAGTTGAAGTTCTGCTGTATCGTTTTGTGCGTCTTGTTCGCGCTTAACTATTTGACTCTGAGCGTCTGCAACAACGGCTTGAGATATTGGGTCGCCTTGCTGGCCTTGCTCGGCTGCTTGAGCCTCTGCCAATGCTGTGGCGTCTGCAACTTCTTGCTTCTCTTCATCTGTCCATTGCGCATCGGGTATGGCGCCTTGATCAAATAGGAATGCACGCTCTCGTTCTGCTACCAGATCCATAGCCGGTGCTTCAATAGTGCTTACATAAATATCGGCATTACGCTGCAATATAGCAGGGTCAACGGCGGCAATGTTAAGGATAGCGTCTTGAGCTTCTTGCTTACGATTCTTGAACGCTGGGCCTACCGAGCAAGTCACGTCGAACTCACCAACGGATAAATCGTTAGTCATTTCTTGGCCGGTGCCGTCTTCGTTTCTAACGATGGTATTTAGTTTTATCTTGGAAACTGTTCCATCTTCTTTAATGGCTCTCACTTCTCTGTCCTTAGTATCATATATCCTAGGTGCTGCGCCTTTAAGAACTTTGCACACGTAGGTAATCATAACGGCTAGGGAATTGTGATACTTAATGTTTGATGTATTACCTTTGTTTTCCGCCTGCTTCATAGCTACGCCTGAAACAAATTGTCTTTGCGGGTCGTTGTGTTGATTGCCTGCTATTTGAATATAATTGGTCATTGACGCGGTTTGCTGAATTAAAGCAGGGTTAGCTTGGGCACCGCTTGTCTGAAATGGTGGCGGCGCTTTTTCATCAGGGTTCCAGAATTGAACGGGGTTGTTGTTCTTATTCATTGTCTCCAAAGACTTCTCATGTCCGGATGCTTGCGTCCTAGTCATCATTAGTTTGGATACAGGGCTGTTTGCAACTTCCTCTAGCTGTTTAGACTCTGAGAAATTAATTACCCTATTAGCGTCTTTAAACTTGCGCACAACACCCGAGAAGGTGACGGCATTGTCAACAATATCAAAATTACCGTATACAGGGCATAAGGGAATTAGATCGAAAGGCGTTTCTTTAGCCTTTTCTAACCAGTCTGCGCCGTCAAACCATCGAGACATAACTTTAAATCTTGTTCGGTCGTGTGGCTGGCCAACTTGAGTAACTTGCTTTTGTAATAATTCGGACTTTTTAGCGTCAAACTTATCATTCATCTCTAATACTGTTCCATCAGAGAATTCAACAAGCTTAATCTTTACTTTTTCCTTATAAAGTATTTCACCAACCACAACGACATCGCGCTGATTTAGTGTAGTGCTAGTTGAGTCGTTATTACTATCGTTTACACTTTGCCCTGAACCTTTCGGCCATTGCTCGTTGTAAACTGATTTGTTTAGTGCGCGTAAATCCCAACCATGCCGAGCGTCTGAGCGGTCCTCTTTGACTGAATTAGAATCGAACCATATACGATTAATAGCGTTATCAACTTTCTCAATCTTTAATATCTGCTTGAAGCTTTTAGCGCTTTCAAAGTCTGCGCGGACTCTAACAGCATCAAAGCCCATTTCTATCATTTTGCGTCCAGCTCTTTGATATGATCGAGAAGCATCGGAAGCAACTTGAATGTTGCGGATAATGTCGCCAAATATCTTGGCTACGTCATCACTTGCACCGCCGCCCATTGCATCTACTTTGGCTTGGAATTCGTTTTGCTCAATCTCGCCAGCTATCTGATCTATTTGAGGGCTAATCATATCCAATGTGACGCGAGGTCGTTTATCACCCCAATTCTTTACTGTTGAATCTTCGTCTTGCCACATACCATCAGGTTCATGTATAAACTTTTGGTCTACCCTTGATAGGCTTCTTTGATCGGTTTCGGCCTGCTGATCAGTTTGCAGGTTTTGTATAACAGTGTCGTGGTTTGTATAGTCAGTCATAATAATTAGCTAAAATTTAAGTCTCTTGCTTGTGGGGCTTCCAACACTGGAAACGGCATTGTCATCATCACACCATCGGACATATTAGGGGATTTTATCCCTAACTTCTTCATATTCTGTTTGCCCATAATCTGCATCAATCCTTTAGGGTTCGGTATTCTAGGTATGCGGCAAATCTCAGACTTAAACGCGCCCATGTTATCTATACCGGAAGAATCAAAGCTTATCATCTCATCAGGGTCTATATACTCACCCTTAATAACACATTTATACGTATTGTAACACCTATCGGCCAAACTGATATAACTCTGTGACCGGTTGTTTAAGAAGGTGTCGGCGTATGTTGTTGGTGTTTTGTTGCTATCGTCTTGAACTGGGGTATAAATATCCTCGGCCCGATGTTGAGCGCTACCAGATAAGCCACCTCGAAACATTTCATAGGTGATTTGAGTACCGGCAAAGGCATCTGATACTTGACGCTTTAAGCCTGCGCCCATTCCGTCGCCATCCCATCGAAATATATTAGCGCCTAAGTTAATAGCCAAACCTGTAGCCCAATCACAGCCTTCGTCAATCTCTCCAGCTTTATATTCTTTAACATGGGTAATTATTGAGCCGTGGCGCATAGTGAATGACTTGGCATCTTTCCCGCCGTCTGCCGGATCGTGCGACGCTATCTTAACGCCGTGAGGTTTAAACGCCTCTGCTAGGTGCGGCAATTTATGAGCATCGATACAGGCATCAAACCATTCAGCCTTGATTATTGAATTATCAACAGAATCATTATGCTTACCTAGCCAAATATGGTCATAAAGGTTGCGCTCCTTG